AAAATGTTGGCAGAACAAAACTCGACTCCGTCCCCACAGTTTACCGCTAGGAATAGAGCTGGACAGCCAGTTGACCCTACTGCAAACATTGTAGGTCCCGCTGTAGAGGCGCTAGGTAATACAATCTATGGTGCTGGTAGGGGTGCCCTAACTGCAATGGCTGGACTGCCTGGTGACATCAATAAACTCATTACAGACAACATTGGCACTGCGTTTAATGCGCCTGCCCTACCTACTACCGAAGAGATACAGAACTTCTTACCTGGCCAACCAACTAGCCATGAAGGTAAGATATCCCAGAAGCTAGGTGAATTCGTTCCAGTTAACCCCATGCCGGCTGTACGTGTGGCTGGTAAAGGTGCCAAAGCCTTGGGTGAGACTGCTGCCGAAAAGATCCTAACTGGACAGCCCATGGTGCAGGGTGCTGGATTCCTAAACCCAGAAATAATGTTTGCCATGAAACCGAAGGGCGGGAATTGGAGAACAAATATTGATAACGAAATACCATTAAAAGAACAGGGTAATCTTGGGCTTCATTTAGATAAATCATTAATTGATCCCAAAACAGAATGGTATAGACAACTAGATGATGACGCAAAAAAAGCATATCTTGATTATGATTTAAGATATAACCGTGATAGAATGAGAGAAAAAGCTTTTCCTCTCATGAAAGAAAAAGCAATTGCAGAAAGTTTGCACGATGAACAAAACCGTATAAATGAGTTTACTAATTTCTGGAATCAGTCTCCATATAATCCAATTAAAATACGGTCATTTGATGATATAAAAGAAAAAGCTGATGCGTATAACAAATGGCTAACTACTAATTATAAAAATTATATTACCAAGCAAATGGGTACTGGGGTTAAAACAGATCCTGTGTTGGCTGAAATAGATAAAGCTAATTCAAATGTATTTTCTATTAACGATTCTCCTTTATATATAGAACCTTCAGAAATAGATCGTAAAAGAAGGCTGGCATTAACATCTTTTTTACATAAAAAAGGCAATGATGCTAGTTTACCTCAAAACGAGTTTATTGGAAAACAGACGGCTACTTCAGAAGCAGGTAAAGAGTATGAAAATGTTCAAGACTTTAATGTAAGATCAAGTAGAGCAGGTCTTAATGATAAAAATTTAGATGTGAACGAACCAATATACGACATATTAAGTCCAGTTTCTTTAGAAGTTGCAGGATTAGAAAAAGTAAAAGATTCTTTATTAAAGGATGTGCTATCTGGCAAAATAAGCCTTGATAAATTGCCTAATACTTCTATGGGCGCGTTGGTTAAAAAATTGATTGATGAAGATGCCGCACGAATCAGCGCCTTAAATAAAGATAAAGGTCTTTACGATGCATACAAAGTAGAACGGTTTAATGCTTTGCCAGCGCAAACACAGTTTGAAGATGGCTCTAAAATGATTGAGTTTAGTAAAACAAATAGTGAAGATCCAATTCAACTTTTAAGAGATCTTGGTGTTGATTGTAAAGATCTTAACCATTGTGTTGTGTCGTCTCATCGGGATTCTAAAACAGAAAAATACATTCCTGCGTTAGAGCCCCATACTGGTGCCATGCCAAAAGGTTCTACTGGTAAACCATCACAATCTTACTATAAAAGTATTTTAGATGGTCGTACTAACTTGTTGAGTTTGAGAGATACAACTGGTACTGCTCAAGCAACTTTACAGCGAGGTGCGGATGGTGTTGAACAAATTAAAGGATACGCTGATAAAAAAGTTAAACCAGAGTTTATACCGCACATTAAAGAATGGTTAAATAGTAACGCTGGTAATGCGCCAGTTAACGATCTTCAAAATTTACCTGGTGTTTTTGATATGAAGTCTACTGAACTACTATCTAATGAAAATTTCACAAAATATCCATGGCTTGAACAATTTGTTACAGATCGAATATCAAAAATGCCTTTTAATGATGTCAGAGATTATGAGGTAGGTAATTTAAGTAAAGAAGATTTTATGAGTCGTATTTTCCCAAATATGCCTAGATTTGTTGACATTGATGATATTAAAAATGCAGATAGTTTTTCAGCCAAAAGGATTGAGAATTTAGATCCATTTACTAAAGACTTAGTGGAATATTTTAAACCTGGTAGTATTCGAAAAAGCTATAATGGGTATGATCAAATAATTTCTTTTGACCCAAAAACACATAGTGTTACCGTTCAAGCTGTTATAAAAGATGCGGAAGGCAACTGGATTCCAAATCCTAAAGAACCACGCATACGTACCCACGGAACTAGCCCTAATAAAGACGAATTCTTTAAAGTAATGGGGCGGCCTTTAAATGTGTTTAAAAAAGGTGGGCATGTTAGTCCAGCATGGCAACGCTCAGAAGGTAAGAGCGAATCTGGTGGTTTGAATGCAGCTGGAAGAGCGTCGTACCATCGTGAGACTGGTGGCACGCTCAAGGCTCCTCAGCCAGAGGGTGGCTCACGTAGAGACTCGTTCTGTGCCCGTATGGAAGGTATGAAGAAGAAACTAACTTCCTCAGAGACAGCACGTGACCCAGACTCTCGAATTAACAAGAGTCTGCGAAAGTGGAACTGCTAGTTACTTCCTATACCGCTCACCAACCCAACCCTCTGCTGACAATGGAAAGTTGGGTGCCCACTTGGGTGGTATAGTAATAAGGTTAAGGACTTGCTCTAGTGCTTTGTCGGCTTGGTCTTCTGGCACCATTAAAAGGACTTCATCATGAATCAGGTTAAGCACCTCAAATCCGTTGGCCTCAAGATTCAAACAAGCCTCGGCCAGCATATCCCTAGCTGTGGCCTGTACGGCAGATTGAAAAATACTCGAGCCTATCAAGGGATTCCTCTTCCATTGCCGACTAAATGTGTTTTGACTAAGAACCGAGATACCGTTCTTCAGATCTCCCCATGGTGTCTCTTGCTCTTCGATCTTCGGCTCTCTCCAACATATTACCCTCCTACTGGGAAGACGCATCCACAGCGCATTCCTCTTCACCTCAAAGCATAGCTTACCCGTCTTAAACTCAATCTTTTCATTCTCAATGGCAAGCCTAGCCTGTTTGTCACACTCAGCCCATTTGCTCTTTACTTGGCTGTAATCGTTCCTATATGCCTTCACAGCCTCTTGGCTCTGCACTTCAGATAGCAACACACCCATCTTAGCAGCATACTTTGTCAGCCCCTTGTCCCCCTGTCCAAACATGCACCCAAGAACAGCCGACTTGGCTATTTGGCGCATATCCTTGGTTACTTCTTCATACGGTACTTTGAATAGCGAAGTACTGGCAAATGTCTTGTACTCGTCTAAGCCATTCCTAAACATCTCTACCTTGTCTGTTTGACCAGCAATCCAAGATGCTACTCGGTTTTCTATGGAACTGAAGTCTGCATCCACAAAGACATACCCTTTAGGAGCCTTTATAACGCTTCTGACAAGACTTGAGAGTTCTTCCATGCTACCCCCTTCGCCTCGCTCTAAAACTCGTTCTATGGCTTTCTGAAGAGCCTCATCACCCAAACTAGGGCGAGCAATATTCTGTAGATTAAGACCACCCCTACTAGCCCAACGACCAGTGCTGGCGCCATGGTATACGAGAGTATTACGTATCCTATTTTCAACCTGCACCTCTCTCATTTTTTCATACTTTGCTGTGGATGTTTGGGACCCTAGTTGTCTTAACTCCAGTACCCTCTTGACGTTTGGAGGTAAGTTAGTACTTACTAACATATTCTCAACGGTCTCACCCGTTATGTCGGTGAGTTTGTAACCCCGCTCCTCGAGCCAACTGAGCAGTAGGACTGTCTGATTGGCTGAGGCACCGCCTGTGATTGCCTTGATCTCTTGATCAATCTCTGCCTTGGCACCTTGCAGACATGCTGTGGCGTAGTTAATGCCCTTCATGTCAATCGGCACACCACGGTCGTTAATCTTTTGGGTAAGTACCCAAATTGCTTGTTCGCTCTCTGTTAGTTTGACTAGCTTACCAACCACAGCCATTTCAGTTCGAACGTCTTGTTTGCAGTAGTCATACATCTGTCTTAGCAAGTCGGGCTCTTTATTAAACTCACCCTTACTGCTGGGTTTGGATAGTTTCTGAATGAGCCGTTTACCAATCGCATCTTTCTGTTGTGTGGCGCCTACAAATATAGCAGCATCATCCAACCCTTGTGGGATATTATTGGCGGCTGCAATAGCCATGGAGTCAATCATCTGCTCCCATGTGACTGGCCAATGTAATACGTGCTTCATGATGTTGTATTCGAAGGCTGCGTTCCATGCTTGGAATCGTGTAGTCGGTTCTACAAAGAAGGTAGGTACTGGATTACCAGGTAACCATATTTGAATTGGATTATTGTTAGCACTGTATGCCATACAGATTATTTCTGTACTGGCATCCCTAGCGTATTGATCTAACCCATGTACTTTTAAATCTACTTTACTGCGTGTTTCAAAGTCTAAATTAACTATCATAATCGCTCCTATGGCAAACCGACGCATCGGTGTTAAAAATGCACGATAACATACTTGATGTTACCGTGCAATCATTTGTTACAATAGTCTATATTTCAAATCTTCCAGCGTGTACTTTAGCGTGACAATTCCTACATAAAACAACACACTTTTGTGCTTCTTTTAAAAAAGTTTCAAATTTACCTTTTCTGCTTGGATCTCCATCTTTTGTTGTTGGATCTGGATGATGCATATCTAAACAGGCAGAGTCTTTTTCACCGCATTTAAAGCAACCCCGTTCGGCTTTCCAGTTTGAAATCTTTTTACGCTCATTTACAAAATAATCACGAGCTTGTTTCAAGTTATTATCTCTCCAATTTTTTGCGTATTTGTTATGACAAATTTTACAACTAGCCCTTGGAATTTTATGAAACTCTTCCAAAGGCTTTTGTTGCTTGCAAGTGGAGCAAGTTTTCATATTTCGCAAGATCCTGCAGTACAAGCTAAGAGTTGAGCTCCTTCTACATTATCTGTCACTTCAATAAACTTAGTCCAGTCAATTGTGGGCATACCGCTCTTAAGGGTGTTGTACTCTTCCTCTGTACAATCCTCGTAAGGTGCCTGTCTGTATGTACCACCATCATACGGAAGGAACGATACACCGCTCATTTCATCGAAGTGGTCCCAAACAAACGCCCCCACACTTGGCCAATCCTTTTCTTCAACTGAAATGGTAACAGACGGCTTATGCTCGCACCAAGCCCTTTGATACGCCAACCAGAGTTCGAGGTGGCTAATTGGGGTGACGTCGGCACGGGTGAGCCCGTCTGGAGCCTTTTGCGGAAATGCGAATACGACCGTTTGGGTGGGCTTGTATACACAGTCTTCATTAGGGACTCCTTGTTCAATTAGGAACTGGGATAGAGGGTCTTTTTTATCGCCTCGCACGCGTCGTATATAGAACTTGCTATGCCTCGGATGGATTCCTGATGCTGAGTCAACCAGCTGGGAGACTGTTCCAGAGGGTTTAACGCAAGTGATTGCAGCGCTTGTAGGTATTCCGAGTAATCTCGCATAATCTTCGTTTGTAGATCTACTAACTTCTCTAAGTCTGGATAAGGTTGCATTTAAGTTTTCTCCTGTTGTGCAAGTAATTCGATTGTCATAGATTCCAGTAAGCGAGACTCCAAGGAGGCGCTCCTCTTCGGTGTTACGCTGCCACACTTTACGCAGATAAGGGAACTTTGTAAAGGTGGACTGGATGGTTCCCAAAATAGCCGCGAGTCGCACCTTGCGCACGAGGTCTTCTTCTGTGTCGTCATGTCTTACTACTACCTCCGTAAGGTTACAAAATTGGTATGGCCGAAGAATAATTTCTGAGCAGGGGTTAGTCCCGAATTCAAAGTTAGGATCACGGTGTCCGTACTTAGCCACCGTTTTTTGGGCAGCTTCACGGTTAAAGATACCCCGCTCTCCTGAGTGTGAATTGTATAAAGATAGCCACTCCTCCATAAACTTTCCAACGGTAGGAGTCTCATTATACACCGCGCTATTGTTGGCGAGTGCACGGTGAGGTGCAGTCTCCCACCAAGGTCCAGCCTTCGCATGTCTAATCCTTTCATCATCCAAATCTGATAGTGAGATCATGGCGGACCTACGTACTCCACCCACCACGACCACCTCCCCTACTTTACACATTAGATCATGACACTCTAGTGTGTTCAGCTTGCGCCCCTGTGCATTCTTGAATGTTGCCACAGTGAACTCAAACAAGTCTACTAGTGGTTGTGGCCCTGAGGCTCGTCCACCAAACGTCTTAAGTCTCGCTCCGGCTGCTCTGATTCCGGAAACATCCCATCGAGGTATTTCTCCGGCGTACAAGTGGGCGATGAGGAGTCTGAGGGACTTGGCCCATCCTTCTTTGGAGTCGTGGACTTTAATTGAGTGCTCACTAGTGTAAAGGTTGTCTGGCACATCGGGCAGTTGACTGATGTACCT